TACTAATTTAAGACCACCAGCCGCGACCATACCAGCACCAATACCAGCACCAATATTACCTTTTAAATACTTTGGTAACATAATACCAACCACTACTGGAACTGCTGCTTTTAGCTTGTCGTTCATAATACTTGGTAAAAATTTAGCTACTGCACCAGCGGCAACCGCACCAGCGATTGTATATACTGCATTAGTAACTTGACTACCCATTGCACCTACACCAGACATTCTGCGTCTAGTTGTGCGTCTTTTAGTTGCTCTTTTTCTTCTTGCCATTTTGTTTGATTTTTAATTATTGTGAAAATTGTTAATTTAAATTTTTGAATTCTATTAAACCACTTTTTAATCCTTCTTGCACTTCTTTACTATTCATATTTAAAAACCTATTTAAATATTTGCTAGTTGTTTTTGAATATTTATAATATACTGGGTCTAAAAATATTTTACCTTTTTCTACGCAAGCAATCATACTATTATAAGATTGAAAAAAAATTTTATTATCAGTTTCAATAACAAATTGATTTGCTACTTTATTGCCGCTACTACTTAACAAATTATTTACTTTCATATTTTATTTTTTTAATCTATTGTATTTATCTAATGTAAATCCTATTCCTAATAACTTGCCACGATCACTACGATTTGGTCGGCTTTCATAATAAACGTTACCAGTTTCGTATGCTACTCTTTTACCTGGACGCATAGCTTGGTATCGTTTATCATAATCTCTAGGCGTTAATTTTTTCTTTGCAACTTTTTTAGGTGCTGCTTTTTTAAGTAATTTACGAACTACTTTTTTAGCTGCTTTCTTTTTAGGTGCGGCTTTTTTCTTTACTGCTCCTACTTTTTTTCCGTATATATGTGCAAACGCTTCTTTTAAAGAAACGCCAGTTTTTTGTCTATACGCAATGGCTTGCTTAAATTTAGCTTTTGCCGTTTTTTGTGCTGCCGTCATTATTTTTTCTTTTTTAATATTAAAAATAGTCCTAGTCCAATTCCTAAATAAAGCAATAAACTGCTAGTGCTTTTAGTAACATTAGTTAAAATATTACTTGCTGCATCTACTGGGTTAGCATTATAATTTATTTCTGCACTTGTAAACATTGCCCTTTGTGAATCAGCATAAAAATTATTTCCTGGTGGTTGTGTTCGTACACCAGTAGCTAAAAAATTATTATAATATTCTTTATCTTCTGGTAATAAAGTTTGATAATCGTTAGGATAATTTAACCTATACCATACAAAAAGTTTTTCTGCCATTACATCTCTTGCATCTGGACTAATTTTTTGAGCTGCCGCCAATACTAATCCTAATCTATCTCTTGGCTGACTACTTGCTAATTGTGGCTTTATATTATCAATTATTTTTATTGCGTCTCTTGCTGGGTGTTTAAAAGCATTACTTATCCAGGGTATAATTGCTGGTAGTAATTGTAATGCACCATCAATTACCAATGCAATAGGAAATACGCCAATTTGTTTATTAGTATGTCTATATTGTATATAATTATTATTATACATTTATTTTTTCAATATTAAATATAAAACAAGTCCACCAGCACCAGCAAGTAATAAAATATTTGTATAACTTATTTTATTAGCATCTTTAGGTGGCAATGGTTCTTTTTGTGTTGGCAATTTATAAAAATCTTTAGGATTAATTCCACTGCCATCATAACCTTCTCCTTGTCGTGGTGCATACTTACCAGCGGTATCAATTAATTTACCAAAAATATTATTCCAATCTATTGCGCCAATTTCAGCAGATATACCACCAATTCCAGTAATACTTGCATCCTGGATTGCTTTAGTAACTTTATTAATAGCAACTTTAAATTCAAGTTCTTTACTACTGCCGTAAGTTAATACACCAGCGTTTAAATACTTATCACGCATATTAACTAATTTATCCCTATACCTTTTCATTTCTTGTAGTGATGCTGCTGGTTGTGTTGCCGTTCCCGACATTGCAATTAGTGCCATTTTTATTTTTTTATCTTTTATAAATACTGGTTCTTTTCTTTGGTCAAACTTGGCAAGTACAGGATCAACCCAAACTTCATTTTTTGTTCCTGGATATAATACTGCAAATACGTGTTGCGGTTCTTTTGTATCATACCTATAACTTGCAAACCTATACGCCAATGGTACCCTAAAAATCCCTTTTCTATTTAAGCTATTCATTATGCCGTTAATAAAACTTGCATAACTTTTGCAATCTGCTCCTTGCTTCATTGACAAAATTGCGCTAGGGGAACGCAATGTTTGTTTTTCAATAGGTTCAACGTAGTACGGCACATTTTGTTTTAAAAAATCAAAAACATTCCTTGCCGTTTCAACTTCATTATCCCCTATAAACATTTCGCTAATCTTATCATATTCATTTTGATAATTTTCGTGATTATCTAAAATGCCCTGGACAATGTCGCTAGTGTTTTGGTCATCAATTAATACCTTTTTAAAATTTGTAAATGGTGCTAGTTTTTGTAACACCGAATTTTTACTTATCATAAATTATATTCAAATTCTAATGGTAATGTAATTAAGTCAATCATTATAGTACCACTAAAAGCTAAATTTATTCCACCAGTATTAAAATTTTTAATTAATTCCGCTACGCCAGGATAAGACAAAGTAACTGGTATTTTTAAAATTGAACTACCAGTTTGCAAAATTGTTGGCGTAATACCAATAACATATCCAACTTTTACATTTTTTAAAAATAAATCTCCACGTATATTTTGAACATCTGCCGTAATATCCGTTGGGTTATTTACTTGCACTACTAAATTTAATGTAGGGTTTAAAAAGGACATAGAACTAAAATCTATTGTCTTAAAAAAAACTGAAAAAGTTTTTGATAAAACATATTTTTTATAAACTATGTACGTAACTATTGTAGCTGGTATTATCCACCAATTTTTACCCATAAATTGTAATTGCCATAAAATTACGGCAAATAACTAAAAAAACAAATTTTTTGTTGCCTACGGCTATTTTGCTACTCAAAATGACGTTTTTTACTACTCAATATGCCTTGAAATGTTAAATTTTAGGCATTGTGGAAAAGAAATTTGGGTAAATGTACATTCTTGTTTTATTTTTATTTAATTTTGCTATCGCTTCGCCTTTAGCGAACGACTAGAAAATTAAATAAAATAGAAATACCCCTAGAAACACTAATTTTTAACTTTTTAGACATTTAAAAATAAATATTATTGGTAATATCAATAATGTTTCATTATTTTATATCGTTATTCTATTTTACTGACTATAAAATTTTAAAAATGATGCACTACCACCACTTAAGTAGTACCAACGCCGTATTACTTGAAATCCAAAAAATTGTAAGAAAAAGGGAAACGCTGGAACAAATTTATCAGCTAACGCCCTATCGTAATGTTGCTATCCTATTATCAGCAACCAGTAAAGCTGGTGTTGAACAAATGATATGGATAACTAATGATATGCTGCCGTTTCATCTACCTAATGAAATTGCAAACATATTAGAAGATAGTATTGACCAGTATAATAAAGATATTGCTAGTTTAAATCAACATTTAAAAACTTTATAATGAGAAAAATATATTACCAGGACTACATTATTTTAGTGGACGATAAAAAAAGCATATACATAGTTGCGCTTGATATGTCCGAACACTTAACCCTAGTTTCTGCACAACATCACATTGATTACTTAACAAAATAAAGCTATGCAAAGAATTATTGAACAAATTAAATACATTGAAGAAAATATAAGTGATTACGAAAATAGTCCTACTTATAAAGATTTATTAGATGAATATAATAATCTAAAAGTATTATCATATTACGAAAGAAATATGTTAAATAATATAGACAAAATTAGCAGCGCATTATCTATGATTGCCTTGCATATACAACGAGCAAATAACAAAAAATAAACCTATGAACAATTTAACCCAACCAGCGTACCCAGTAGTACCACTCCAAGACAATTTTAAACGTTTAATTGTGCCAATTCCAGGGCTATCTAAATTAGAGCATTTTGCCATTGAAATTTATAAAGCTAAATTGTCAAATAGATTAAAATACGAAGCCAATCATCAAATAATGGATTTTTGCATAAACGACGCTATAACATTTTTGGAAAAATTAGATGAAAAACTTAAAACTTTAAACAATGACAAAAACAATGAAATGGCTATTTTTGACCGCTAACGGCCAAGCCGTAGTAATATTAATTACTGCTTTTTTAATATGTGCTTTACTTCAAAATTATTAATGTGGAAAATAATGACTATAAAATAAACATTGATGAACTACTGGAGAAAAGAAAATACAACCCCGATTATATTCCTACAAAGGAAAATATTATTTTTTCAATCCAGGATAAGCACATTGGCAGTTTGCAAAGTTTCATAATTTTTAGTGGACTTCCCAAGGCTGGCAAATCTACTTTTATTTGCGCTATGATTAGTAGCGTATTTAATACCTATGAGATTTTTACAATGAAATTGCGAACGCCACCAGGACGCAGAAAGGTTTGTTTGATTGATACGGAAAGCTCCGATTATGATTTTTACCGCACTATTAATAAAATAAAAGGATTTGCAGAACTTAATGAGCTGCCGCCATATTTTGATGCTTACCAGGTGCGTGAAGATAGTAGTAAAGCAATTTGTAAAATGATTGAACGATACCTTGAACTTAACCAAGACTGCGCTATTTTAATTGTGGACGGCTTACTAGACTTACTGGTAAATCTAAATGATGAAAAAGAAAGTAGCTTATTAACTAAATGGTTAAAAAAAATAACCAAACAGCATAACATTTTATTAATATCAGTATTGCACCAGTCAAAAAGCAATTTGGCCACTACTGGGCATATTGGTAGTGCTTGCGATCGTTTTGCACAAAGTACCCTGGATATTACAAAGGACAAAGAAAAAAACACATACGTACTATCAAGCCGTTTTATGCGTTCCGATAGTGATTTTGAACCAGTTACATTAATGAATTTTCAAGGCGTATTTCAGCAAGTAGAAACCGAGCAAGAAAAAGCCGCACCAGGTAAAAAAGCTACTGACCTAGATGAAATGGATAGCAAACGCCTATTGCAGCAAATTGTAACTATTCCTATGCCCTACGCTGACATATCTAGCGAAATCATTGAACGTACCGCCACCAGTAAAGCATTTGCTAAAAACCTAATTAAAATATGGATAAGCAGAAACTACATAGTAAAAGACCACCAAAACAATTATAAAATACTCTAACTTTTACCTTTATGAAAATACTATTAACTATCATTATTTGGGAAATTGCTAAAATTATATTCTATAAAATTGTAAATAATGATAATACTTAAAGAAAACCAAACAATAAGAAATGGTAAAATAATTACTATTGCAGATAAAAGTATAAAAAAAGTATCTGCAAAAGCAAAGAAAAAAGTAACTAAATTTTTTAAACAAATTAAAAATATATAAAATGACATTTTTAAAACGCTTTTATCTAATTTTTGTATTATTTCCTTGTGCTATTTTATATGCTAGTGCCGTTGTAATAATAACAATAGTTCAACATATTATAGACCAGTCTAAAATACCAAAATACTAATGGTTAGTTTGTAGTCAAAAAAAAACCAGGTAATGCTTTTTAGGGCGTTACCTGGCTGACTATAAAATAGACAAATGATTGCCTACTCTAACTTTTTTCACTACAAAAATACTAAATATGACCAATAGAACAAAAATTTATTTTATCATATCACAACGCAAAGTAGTTAGCTTGAAAGATTTGCAAGATATTACTAACTGGAAACCAATAACTATATTACGTGCCGTTGCGCCATTAATCATTAAACGCAAAATAAAAGCACTTACCCAAGAACATACTAGATATTTCACAATTATAAATAAACCCCTTAAAAATGGCTAAAACCCTCTATTCCGCTATTGTTTTTATGGCTGATAATACCCCAGTTAGGAAATACCGCAATATTGGAAATATTGCTAATTTCACAAATTTCGCTAGATCTATTAATGCCGACTATTTTAACCTATACGAAAAAGCTACTAGGAAATTCCAGGAACGTATATATATAAAAAAAGGGACGTAGAAACGTCCCTTGACCTTTACTCTAAACTATGCAATAAAACCACCTTATGATAAAAATAGTTGTTTTTCGGCCTTTCTGCGCCCTTCTAACCCCTTATTTACTTTACCACCAGCATTTACCCACCTATCAAACTCTTTTGCTACTATAACTTTATTAATACCAGAATTAAGATACTTTAATAGGTCACTTTTTGCAAAAGCCGTTTCTCCAACATTATACGTAAAACTAGCTAAAGCTAATAATTGGTTATCCGTTACGGGAACCCTAACTTTTGACATAACAAAATCGTACTTATCCTGGGACTCTAACAATAACCAACGCTTTGCCGTTGCTAAATCAATATAATCAGTTTTTATAACTGGTCGCTTTGCGTCCCAATTATATCCACTTCCATATCCTACCGAATATTGCATATAGTCCCAAGTTGGAACGGCTTGATATTTACCTTCCCAGCTAGATATAAAATTCAATAGCCGATTGCTAATTGATTCAAATGGCGTATTATTTAAAGCCGTAGCTATTTTTTTACGTAGCATAAGTAAAACGATTGTAGTTATAACTATACCAGTCAATATTTTTTTATCCCTGGTCATAATATTTTAATTATCTTTTTTGCTATCTGCTGCGGCATTACCTAATAAAAATGTAGATAAACCAGCTATTGCTTGTGCAATAACTTGTACTTTACCAGTTCCAGCCGTTGCAAAGTAACCGCTAATGGCGGCTAATAAACCAAAGATTGTAGTTTTACGATTTTTCATTTTTCTTTTTTTTTGATTGATAAATAGTAATAATAGTATAAATAGAACTTGCTCCAGATAATAAACCAAAAACTAGCGTCATATAGGCGTTAATTTGGTTGATACTTAATAAGTAAGTACTTATACTGGCTATACTTCCACCTATACTATTATTATGATTCATACTAAACGATTTCAGCATCTACTGACGCTGGTTTTTGCAATTCGTTCACGATTGTTTGAAATGCCTCGGCTACCGCTACCGCAGTATCTACATTTTGAAATAGACCGCCCTTAATAGCCTGGTCAATTACTTGTTTAATTAATTCTAGTGCCTTTTGCTTTTCCATAGTTTATATTTAAAGGTTAAAAAAAAGTTACACTAATGTTACACCTAATGCAGTAGCCGTCCACTGGTAGATATATTCGTTTCCGTCAGTACTGGTATTATATGCTTCATAGTCAAATCCATTTAAAGATAAATTACCAGCTTGTAATTGTTGACTTGCTTCGCTTAATAGTTGATAATAAATAGTAACGCTTGTACTAAAGTTATCACTACCTACGCAATTTAATATAGTTGCCGTTCCTAGATTTAGTGGAAATACCACTGGTTGAATATTTTTCATATTAATTATTTTTTAAAGCGTCTATTTCAGCTTTTAGTTCTTGTATTGCTTTTATATATACGGCGTGTAATTGATCGTAGTTAATACCCATTTTGCCAGTTGAAGGCGTAATAAATACTGCTTCTGGTATAATAGATTCCATTTCTTGCGCTATATTACCATTTTGTCTGCCTTCTCCGTAGTTTTTGTATTCATTAATATAATCAAACCATACTGGATTCATTTTAAGTATTTCATTTAAACCATATCCAATAGTATTTATATTTTCTTTTACTGATATGTCCGATACTGGTGCGGATAAATTACCGCTAGCATCTGCCAATACTGCCCTACTGCCAGTACCAGCTAAATTTGAAATAGTTGTAACACCAGTTGAAGCTATATTTAATCTTGTAACTCCGTTTGTATCTATTGTTACAACCTCTACTGAACCATCAATTTTTATATTAGAACTTGATGTACCGCCACATAATTGTAAAGTATTACTACTCATTCCTCTAAATAAAGTAGAGCCATACATTCTAATTTCTCCATTTACTTGCAATTTAGCAGTAGTATCGTCAGTAGTAGTTCCAATTAGGACATTTCCAGTTGATGCAACCATTAATTTAGTATTACCATCAATAAACCATCTATATCCAGCTGTGTTAGAATTTGAAAAACATAAGTCCGCAGATGATATAATTGTATTAACTCCAATAGTATGTTCATAAGCAGTACCAAAAGTTCCAGCAATTTTTATTCCGCAATCTTCACTTGAATTATTATTTTTAACTCTTAAAAATACATTATTTGATGTAGGACTTAAATTTTGAATATCTACTGAAATTGTTGAATCTATTGTAGTTACTCCAAAACCTACTTGATTACTACTTGTTATTGTAATTGCATTACTACTAGTTGTAAGATTAAAAATATTAAAACTATTAGCGCCAGCGTTATAAGTATTTCCAATGCGCCACTTACCTACACCAGCACTTGAAAAGGCTTGATAAGCATTATTTGTTGTAGTACCATTTAATACTAATGCGTATGTTTGAGTAGTGTGTATATCTAATTGACCGCCTGGCGTTCCAACAGCTTGCCCGATCCCTATTAAGCCGTTAGGGTCCGAAAATAATCTAACATTACCAGCGCCGTCCGATAAAACAATATTGTTTGCTAATGTTGTAGTGCCGCCATAGTTTCCTATTATAGTATTATTACTACCAGTTGTAATTGAACCGCCAGCAGTATAACCAATAGCTGTATTTAATGTGCCAGTTGTACTACTACCTAATGCACTTACACCAATAGCAGTATTACTATTTGCACTTGTATTTGATTGTAAAGCACCAGCACCAATAGCTGTATTTGCTTGACCAGATATATTTGCACTTAAAACAGAATTACCAACACCAGTATTTGTTTGACCAGTAGTGTTAACTAATAAAGTTTGTTGACCAATAGCAACATTATATGAACCAGTGGTATTAGCAGCTAATGTACTAATACCTAATGAAGCATTATAACTACCAGTAAGATTAGCACCTAGTGAACTATGCCCTATGGCTGTATTACTTGTTCCAGTTGTATTATTTTGTAAAGAACCAGAACCAATAGCAGTTTGACTAGCACCAGTAGTATTTAAATATAAAGATTGATAACCTATTGCAGTATTAAAACTTGCTGTTGTATTACCATTTAATGCTGAACTACCAATAGCAGTATTACTAGCACCAGTAGTATTTGCAGATAATGAAGCGTTACCAACAGCAGTATTATTACTAGCTGTTGTATTTAAAGCCAATGCGCCTTGACCTAATGCTGTATTATTAGCACCAGTTGTATTATTATACAACGATTGCATACCTAATGCTGTATTATAATTACCAGTAGTATTAGCTGGTAATGATAAACTACCAACAGCCGTATTACTAAAACCAGTAGTATTTAAACTTAATGCCGTTGAACCAATAGCTATATTATTTGCACCAGTACCAGCGCCGTCATTAATATCAATACCTTGTACTTGTATTCCTAATGTAGTTGTATTTCCGTTTGTTGTAACTTGTTGTAAAGTTCCAGTAGTACCAGCACCAGCGTCCGCTATTAGCGTCCAGCTAGTTCCAGTATCTTCATATATTGCGCCAGTATCAGTACTAATAAATACCCTACCAGCATAACCAAAGGCGGGACGATTAGCGAATATATCACTATAAAACGCTGGTGTACCCTTTTGATTAATAATTCCATTATTAATAGGCATTATAAGTAATTTTTCTGTATTGTAAGTAATTGATTAGTACCAGCACCAGTAAACGTAGCTAAAAATTGCTTATTCATAATTTCGCCAGCGTTTCCGTCTATTGAAAAACTTTGTCCTTGCTGTAAAGGTATTTGTTCAATCGTAACTACATTACTTCCTAAATTGTAAAAAGTAATTGTATTACAGCTACTAGTAACAAATCCATTTTGGTCGTATGTAATAAAATTTACATCATATTCTATATATCCAGCTTTTATATTAAAATTTGCCATTGTATTATTTTTAAAGGTATTAAATAGTGATAAAAAGATTAATGGTAAAAAAAGTTAGCAAGTTGTAGGAACTTTAACATTATTACCACTCATACTTCCGTAATATGTTTGATAAGTGTTAGGTTGATAATCTAATTCAGCTGTTTTTACCTTATCTACTAAAAACTGATTTGGTACATTAGTTACACTAATAACGTCATCAATAGGACGTACAATGTCATTTAGTACTGGACTTGTAAATCCTGGCGTTTTAATAACATTATTATTAGATTTTTTAGCATACATTTTATAAAAAAAGTAATACGCCAACCCAACTCCAACCAATAACATTAAATTTTTATTTTTCATAGTTCTTTTTTTTAATCTTGATAATCTGGTACGTTATAGTCATCCGGTAAAAATTCTCCTTTATCTAATGGCTCGGCTTTAACTGATCCCTTGAGTTTTTTAGGTGGCATAAAAGCTACGCCAACTATACCGACTATTAAAGCAATTATTAATATTAGATTTTTATTCTTGTTCATTTCTTTACATTTTTATATATCGCCGGAAATACAAACGCCACTACAACTGCTCCTACAATCCACGGCAAATACTTTTGTAGGTAATAATTAACTGCGCCCTTTTCCTCTATTTGTTTATTAATATTCTCATCCTTAATCTTGGCTATTATATCATTAAGACCGGGTAAACTTAAATTAGTATCGTGCTTTACATAATAAGGAACGCCATAAGCATTGTAAAACTGCCAATAAATATCCCCATTTCTTAAAAGATAAGAATCAACAACGCCGATTAAACCGCCGTTATTAATTACCCTGGCTACTGCGCCACCAGGTACATTATATACATTAACTACGCCCTTTGCGTACAAACTTTTACCAATAACCCTATCTGCTGTAATTGTAGCCATTATAACATTATTAATAAATTTTGCAACTTGCTATCAGTCATAGAATTTAGTTTTTTTAAATGTTCTATGCTTACGCCTTTTTTCATTAAACTATCTAGTATTGTAATTGCTTCCTCATTAATACTACCAATACCAGCTACGCCGCTCATTGGCTTACCGCCGTTTAACATATTACCAACTACACCAAGTAAACCGCTAATTAATGCCTCTTGCACTTGTGGGTTAGCTAACATACTATTAATAGGACTTTGTGGTGGCATTTCAACCTCGTCAAATTCTTCTGCCGCTGCTAATCTGCTTTCAAGCATATTTAACTTATCCATTATTTTTTCCATTGCGTAACTATGGCTATTATTACCGCCACCAGTATAAGCACCTACGCCATAAACTGGCTGCTCCAATTCTGCTGGTCTAAATTTTAACATAGCGTGGCTTGGCGTGTTCATAGTTATATATCCAGTCTTATCCTTTTTAGGGTGTAAGATTAAAGCATATAACGTATTAACTCCGTTTTGTTCAAACGCTGATATATTTTCTTCTAGTATGCGCCTAGCGTTATCCACACTATCCTCGTTGCACGAAAATAATAACTCCTTTTTTGTAGGACTGATAATTTCACAAACGGAATAGTAAGGACTGGTTGCATTTCTATCAAACCAGTCCATTACTCCGTTAGTTCCAGTTGTCATTGCCTTTTGAACTCCCATAATAAACTATATTATAAATAATAATAAATACCGAAACTATATGTTACTCCAGTTGTTCCTAATGCAGCCGCCGTTGTTACGCTTGACTTTGTCCAACTAATATCAATATCATTCATTTCTGGTAATTCAAAAACGTAAGGACTTGTTAAATCCGAAATATTGTTTAATGCTAATAGTGGTAACCTATATAAAATTTGTAAATCACCTTGGTACAATGTCAAATACGATTGCTTAAGGTCGGCCAATGTTGTTGGCGTTGCTCCGCTTAAAGGCGTCTTTGTAATTGCAGTAGGCGTATAAACTTGAATACCTTGTATTTTAGCGTTACGTAGTTGCGGCTGGTCAGGTATAGAAAAGAAAGTCAAAGTGCTACCACTTGGTACTGGCACCTCAATTACTTGAAATCTTTTGATACGCATATCTTTATTTTTAAAAATTTAAAAAATAGCGGTATGTACTGACCGCTGGCAGTAGCGTTTAGCTTCGCCAAAGCATATTGTTAATTACTTAATCGTGGTGACATTTTGTAATAAAATGCCTCGTTGAATTACGCAAATAAAACTATTAGCTAAAATTGTAGCTGGTGCGCCGTTCGCTGTTAATTGGAAATTAATATTAGCAGCACCATTAAATACGATACCTGGTTCTACTGGATAAAATCCATTAGAGCTTGCATCATTTTGATCTACTGGGAAAATAGTTTGAGCAGTAATACCAACGCCGCCTTGTGTTTGCGGAACGTAGTAATGACGATAAACGTCCCAAGCTGGTAATACTTGTTGATTATTAATAGTAAGATTTAAACTACCATTATAAATGCTTAACAAATCATCATCAGTTGCGGCCGTAAAAATTACTCCATTAGGATAAGTATATAAAGGAGCTTTTGTATTTGTTGCTGAACCTACTCCAATTAAAACTGATATTTCACTTGCCACAAAAATATCCTGTAAATTTAAGCGACGCTCATTTACTCGGACGGCTCCATTTTGACTATCATTAACCAATACTGGTAAATGATAACTTGCGATTGAAGTAGATAATGCTACTTCACTACGTAAATATGATTGCGTTAAAACTGCCTGGTCAACGCTATATCCTAGACCACGAACCAATGATTTTGCATTTTCAAAAACCATTCTTTGACCCATTTGACTTGCCATTGTATTAAATTTTATTTTTTATTAAATGTTGAAAAAGTTAGTATTAACAATTATCCTCGTCCATACCAGCTATTGCGGGCGTCATATAACTTGTGTCTATCATTCCGTTTGTATTGTAAGCCGCTGCAATTTGTGGCACTTGATAACCAGCATAAGCACCGATACCATTAAGGATACCAAATGATTGTACTAATTTAAGACCACCAGCCGCGACCATACCAGCACCAATACCAGCACCAATATTACCTTTTAAATACTTTGGTAACATAATACCAACCACTACTGGAACTGCTGCTTTTAGCTTGTCGTTCATA